AATCTTCAGACACAGGTGTATTCACCACCGTTGCACCTGTAGACGCAACAACTGTATAGGTCGCTGTGCCGCCAATAAGTCCTGTAACTGTGACAGAGAACACTGCCCCTACTGTTGCCCCTGATCCCGTGATATTAAACCCTGTAATGTACGTAGTCTTTCCTGCTGCTCCAGCGAGAGTAGCAACAGCACTTGCATTCGCTACGTTCCCCGAAGATGATGTCAACATCGTTGCACCAGCAGGAACAGCACCAATGAGTGTATTTCCCTTGGCATCAAGTGCTATAGCCGCACCCTCCTCATCAGAAAGAGTGATTGCTGCTGCATTGTAGACACCAGGGAGTCCGTTTTTAGTTCGTGCCATGATTATTTCTTAGCTTTTAAGTCTTCAAACTCTTCTTCGACCTTTTTTGCCTTTTTGACTTTTTTGGTTTCATTTATGTTGAGTGCCTCTACAGGAGTGACAATCTCAGATGTAGGAAAACATTTTGCAGTCAATTCATGTCGTTTTTCCTCGTTATTTGTGTGGAAACCGCCTTTCGTAAGTTCTCGGTCGGTAAGGTGTTTCGCAAAATGCTCTGCTTTAAAGTCTTCGAGGAACATTTCCTGTCCTGCTTTGAATGTGTAAGGGATACCATCGAACTTCCATGTAAAGTCTTCGACAGTCCAGTTTTTGAATGACTTAGCTTCCATATAGTTTTTCTGCAAGATTTTATAGCACTTGCAAGCATATTATTTTTAACTCCCAAAGGAGGAAGTAGAGATGAACTGACGAGTTGATATCAGATGTGTTCGTGTTCTCTTCCACTACCCCCCTTACGAGGGGTTGTACTTAGTTGAATTTAACGTAGCAAGGTGTTACCTGTGTGTCGATTGTTGTCTTACAAAATGCACCAATCTCGAACAAAGTAGCTGCCATAACCTTTGCAGCACCTGCTGCTGCTGAAGGCACTGCAACTCCTACTGTACCCACAGTGATAACACCGTCTGCCTTTACCCCAGTAACTCCTTCTGTACAGATCCAACCAAATGAACCTGCTGCAATTGGATATACCGTTACTCCGACTGGTGTACCAGTGAGGGTAGTAACAGGTGTCTGAATAACACCGTTGTAAAGGTTTGCTACGAGAGATACCGTAATGGTACCTGATGTTGCAGTTACAAACGCATCCTCAAGCGTCACCAAAAGTGTAGCTGAAGAGTTTGCTGCAGGGTGACTCTTAATTTTAAGAGTTTGCCCAGCACCTGTAGTCCCTTTTTCAACAACGAGGTATCCACCCGCGTATTGGTTAGCCGTTGCTGCCGTTGCGCCAAGAGTAACAGTAACAGTAGTATCACCAACTGCTGATACTGCTGTAGGTGTAAGGTTTACATGGTTTGCAACGATCGCTGGTGACTGCTGTACATCGCCAGGAATAAGTGCTACTGCACCTGCCTTTGCATAACGGAATCCTCGACCATCATTAGAAAATGTCTTCTCACCAAGTGCGTGCTGCTGCACAGTGCTCGGCGTAAACAAATCCTGCGCTGAAATCTGTGTTGAACCTCCTAATTGTGTTGCCATATTTTGTATATATTAGTTGATAATTACGCAGCTGTAGTTACGTTAGTCCAAGTAGTTGCTCCATCTGTGTTCACGTAAATTCGTGTTGATGTAGAAGAACCAGTTGTATTCACATACAAGCTACCTTTTGGGGCTGAGTATGTTGGTGCACCTGCACCTGCACTGAGTCCAATACCAAGGGCAGACCATGCTGCATCGTAGTTTTTTAAGTCAATAGCCATAATCTTATTATTTTAGCTATTAAATTGAAGTAATACCGGTGAGTTTTGAGTGACGCTTTGGATTCTGTGAAATCAACTCACCACCAAGGTAGATGTGACCCACGATTGAAGCAGCGTTTGTTGGCTTAATCCAATCTGACCATGAGAAGCCAAGACCCTCTACATTAGAGTAGTCGTTACCCTCAATGTCCTGTGAACGATATTTCGCAGGTGATGTCATTGCCATAGGAAGTGCATACCAATCGATGTAATCTTCGTTCACAAAGTAGAGAACGCCCGATGTAGCCTTTTCATCAGCAAGGATAGGGAATCCTTTGTAAAAGAGTCCTGTAAATCCAGTACCACCAACCATTCCTGTTCCGACTTTCCCCATGTTGCCCTGTGACTTCATCATTGGTACATCCTTAGCAATACGCTCCTGTGCAGTCAAAAGTTGACCGTAGAGGGCAAAAATTGTTTCAGAACAAAGACCGAGTGATGGTTTCTGTGCACCCGAGGTCGCTGCGTTGTAGAGCGTATCGAGCTTTGCAAGCGTAAGAGTACCTCCTGAAGCAGTTACTGTTGAACGAAGTGTTGTATATGTTGTGCGTGAAAGTGTTCCGTAGGTTGCTGCGTTTGTACCGTCGTCTACGATAGCCTCAAGTCCAAGCATGTCTGTGCCTGAGCCAGTACCGTAGAACATAGTTCCAATATCGTCTGCTGCATCTTGCGCTGTTGAGGCCATTTCAATTGAAGCAAGGTCGAGAACCTGTGATGCAGTATCTGACTGGTTCACTGAAAGCTCATCAAGAGGAAGTGCAACGTCGATGTGGTAAAACTTTGGTACGAACTCAAGGTTCACACGGTTATCAGTTGCAGTAGTTGCGAAAGTCTGAAAACCTGAGAATGAACCTCCAGTGGTGTTTTTCGCGTACTTCACTGGAAACTTCATGCGCTCCCCTTTCCATTTCGATGCCTTTGAAAGCATACGAGTTGCAAATACATTCGAGTTAAGAATCGTATCTACGAGCTTCGGTACTAATTTCGATTGAGTCGTTGTGGTGACTCGTGTTCCCATAGCTGCCATATTGAGTAATAGTTAATTGTTAATTTAGTCAAGACTTCCCCATGAACGGTTGCGTAAATCAGCAGCAGTCATGTAGTCCTTTTTTGCTGGTTCACCGCGTGTTGTCGCTACGGACGTTGTGTCAGCTATCTGTTTCCGTGCTTCAGAACGTGCAGAATCTGGTTTTCCTTTTAAGGCTTCGTATATTTTGTAGCCTTTATTGAAATCCAAATTGTTATTGTTATCGGTTGGGCTGTATTCGAGCATCACTTTCGTAAGCTCGTTACGGTCAAACTTATTTCCTGTGGACTCCAGTCTAACCATTTCAGAATCAACCCACTTTTCCCAATGTTCAGCTTCTTTCTGAGCTTTAGTTTGCTTTTCCTCAAAACGAGCTACCACCCGGGACTCCAATTCTGCAAATTTTGCTTCTTCTTGTGCACTGTACTTCTGCCACGCAACTTTATTGTCCCCGTACAACTCTGAGAACCACGGTGGTACTTCTGTATTCTCCGAACGAGACGCTTTAAGTTCAGCAAGTTCCCTTGCAGTCTGCTCATCACGCTCTCGAAGTTCGTTTAATTCGTTTTCTCTTTCAATCCAACGAGGATGTTTGTGAAAAGGTATGTTGTCTTCGACAGGTACGACGCCCTCTGCTGGCTTTTCCTTCTCTGAATTTTCTTCGGTTTGCGATTCCGATGCTAAATTCCCTAGCACGTCATCGAGGGATTCACCCTCATTTTTGACATCCGCAAGTTCGTTTTCGATTTTGTTCATATTATTTACGCAGGGGTTTTTGAATGGGAACTCCGAGCAAACCCATAATTATGTTTAAGCGTACGTGCTATATCCTTTCTTTGTTGGTGTGTATGGCTTATTGGCTGGTGTTATCTTTGTGTTTTTGAATGGGCTTGATACGCGTGGCTTAAAACTCGGTTCTGTTCTGATTCCACCCACCCCGGTACCACTTGAAGGTTTGTATCCCCTGTCCCCATACTGGCGTACCTTTGGGGCTTGAGATATGCTCCTGAGAGCACTCATTGCTTTTGGCTTGTTATTTTGCATTGTTCTTTAGTTTAGGTTTTAGTAATCCTTGTAAGTGTATCTGTTGTAATTTGTGTATTTGGCCTTGATCTGCTTGCTGCGCATCAATCTGTGCTTGCTGTTGCATCTGTTGTGCTTGTGCGTTTTGGTCTTGTCCCATCATCTGCTGTTGCTCCATTTGCATTTGCATCTGCTGCTGTGCTTGTAGGTCGGGGAACAGTGCCACGGGGTCACTCATCCACAGGTAGAGATTCTTTGCGCTCTCTCGTGGGTTAGGAAATTCTAGTCGGTCAAAGAATGTAATCGGGTCAATCCCCTGTTGTGCCCACAATTCAAGTGCCTCACCACGTTGTGATGCCGGATCATGCGGAATCATCGAACCTTCCTTCACTCCAATAGAAAGTTTCCCTATAAATTCACTATTGACAAGGGAAATATATTCTTGTGCTCGTTCTGCACCCAATACTGAAGCGGTGTGAGGTTCATCGTAGTAAACGTACATCAACTGAACGAACCAGTTAAATACATTGTCTGAGAATTGCTCTAAGTATGTAGAAATGCCACCACCAATCCGGTCAGTGTCCTGTGCTTTTATAATTTGCTTGCCACCCACAGTCTGCTCGTTAATTGTTCCTTGTGGTGTAGATCCGCGTGTACCGAAGATGTTTCTCAGTTCATTCCTGTAGTCAATGAGAGAATCATAGACAAAAGGCGGAAGTGGGGATCCGGTCAACTCAACAACTGAATTTGCTACGGGACCAGTTGGTACCCAAATAACACCACCATTTCTCTTTGCTTTACCAGCTTTTGCTGCTTGTTCTTCAGTAAATGAATCACCTGAAAGTGCCAGACCTCCGTTTGCGTTATCTGCGTTTTTATCTATCTGTAATAGGCGTTTGTTTATGAGGTCTTGCAGTCCAATATTCTGTTGTACAAGGTTGGTATCATCATGGGGCTGTTTCCCAAGGTTAAAGATTGAGAGGAAGATGTATGGCTTCTTTCTATTCTTAAAATGATTGTGTCCTTTAACTTGTTGTACAGACTGCACAGCGTTACCGTATTCATCGACACTTGACGTTGGCTGTTCTGTGTCGTAATTCCAATGTGGGTTCTTTGTTTTTGCCAAAACTTGTTCCGCAAATGTCCAAAAGACATAATCATTGGTAGTCCACATTGTGTACACACACTTCGTACCCATTTTTCCTTTCACTTTTTCTGTAATGAACGAGGACTGGCTTGGGAAGCGCAAAACAAGGTCAGCTGCCACATCTTCTAAAATTTCCCCAATGTAATATCCCGTATATTCACCCGCCTCAACAGTCGCTGTGGGGTCTAGGATGAGTTTTTGAGGTCGTATAGCTATACAAGTGATGTCATTTTCTTTCATTGACCAACCCACCTTCATCACACCGAGCATATAGAGTGCCCAATATCGTGCTACTTGCTTTAAAATGAGGTTATACGAGAGTTCATCAGCCTTAAACGCCAACATCTTGCGCACCTTATCAGCAAGCGCGTTACCCTCTTCTGTGTTGTCGCTTTCAACGAGTGGGTCAGCCTTCGGTCGTGTCGCAATAGGAAGAAAAGTCTCTAATGATTCAAAAATGAGATTGTCAACCATCGGGCGTGTGTCTTTTGATGCATTGAAATGACTCCCGAGCCAGTAGTCTTCGTTATCTTTCTGTTTCTTTTCTATTTCAGACTTGAAAGGAGTCCACGTTTTTATCCAGTCTTTTTCAAGAGTGAGCAACTCCTCGTCCGGCATGGTAAGAGTCAGTTCAGGCAACAATTCACCCACACCGTCAACAGAGGTTGGTTTGTATCCTACCTTGTTTACATCTCCAGAAAGTGAAAAAAATGCATCAATGAGAGCCATAATATGAAATTAAAAAAGGCACACGTAATAACACGTGTGCCCGTCCGTTTTTATGGAATGGAGCCGACCTATATATTAT